ACGTCCTCTCGAACGCGCAGATCGTCGACGCGATTCAGCAGTTCAATCCGCCGGTTTAACCGGCTTTTCTCCCTAAAGGAGTGCGTCATGCGTGCATCTTCTAAGAAGCGCACAGCTAGCAAGTCTCTCGATTTGCTGGGGTCAGTTGTAAGTAGGTTGTGTGAGGCGATTGATACTCCTCGTTCTCTAACAGTCTGGCTTTTGTATGCTCACAACGAGCATACCCAGCTGTTGAACTTGGAATGCGATCCCCTTCACTACAACAACCCGCTCGCTTTCAAAGATGACTACTTAGTCACGAAAATGCTGTCGAAATATCCCTGCCTGGAGACAGGCATTGATACTCGTGCAGCAGCTGTGTCTGCGTTTGTCACCGCGGAAGCGGCTTGTAAGGAGACGAATTATCGCTTGCGTTTCCCGCATCGAGTCTTTGACCCGATATTGGATCGCGCACGTGAACTCGTTCGCCGTACTTTGGGTCCGGTCGCTGCCACCCCGATCCTTGAGCGCATTCTATCTGAATGCGCTTGGGGGCCCGGGGTTACCTCTTCGGTTAAGGGCAAGCACCTGTCAGCCTACAATAAGCTCCAAGGAAAACTGGAGCATACAGCAGACCTGACGACTTTCGTTGTCCCATTAATGGGCTCGATCCCCCGGTGGCGTGAATACCACTCGCCAGATGATGTAACCCCCGATGTTCGGGGCACCATGTTGACCACTCACGTGGTTCCAGGGAATGTCGTCACCTTTGTTGCCAAGAACGCCAAAACGGACCGACCGATAGCTATTGAGCCGCACCTTAATGCTTTCTTGCAAAAGGGTATCGGTTCAGTTATCCGGTCGAAGTTACGTAGAGTCGGTGTTGACCTAAACTCGCAGCTCCGAAATCAGCAGTTAGCTGAGATTGGCTCTGCGACTGGTCGCCTCGCAACTCTCGATCTTAAGTCCGCTTCCGATACTGTCTCACGAGCAATTGTCGAAAAGCTGTTACCAAGAGATTGGTTACAACTTCTAGAAATCGCTCGTTCGC